CCTAAATGGTACAGTCCAGCCCCACAGTGCAAACTCTTTTTCTTGCTCTTGTATTTCGCCCATTTTTCAGGTGTTTTTTGTTAAGCCTTATAGGTTCAATTCTTACGAGTTTGCTTTTTGCCTGTTCAATTTGCGCCCGTTGCGGCATGTTCGGGCCAAAAAAGTCGTATGCCCAAATGCCCGGCCCGTGTGCTATTCCCTCCCCGCAATGTTCCATTCCATCCCCGCAATTTTCGCAGGGGTTGTTTAGGTGCGCACACATTAGCCTTTCCCTTTTTTGGGTGGTTTTGGAAGGCTTTGTTTTGGCGGCTCTACCGCTGCCGGGGCTTCAACGTCGCGCCCGTTTCGGGGTGGCGCGTTCTTTTTCTTCTTGCGGTCGGCAAGTTTAAACCAGTCGCGCTTCTGTTTTTCCAGCCGCTTATTTCGCTCCCTAAGCGTGTCAATCTGCGCGCGGTTTCGCTCAATTTCTCTTTGTATCGCCAACGTGTCGGGCATCGGCTCGAAAATTTCGATTGTGCGATACCTGCCTAAAGTGCCGTCCGACAAGGTGTCAACTCGCACCGTTTCCCGTTCCTGCGCGTTAAGGAACAGCGGGCAAAAGAGTAGAAAAATTATTTTTTGCATAATGATTTATTTGTCAATGTAAAAACTCCCCGTGTTTGATCGGTATCGAACAACAATTTGCTCTTCTGCCGACATTATATACGTTGCCGCGCCGCCAACCCCATCAACCCAAAGGCCGCCGCTACTTGGGTTGATCGTTACCGTATTTGTGCCGTTGTTCATTGCCGCGATAAAGTAGTCTCGGCCCTCTACCAGTGCGGCGGATAAATCAATTGTCACATTTCCAATGTCCGCGTTCGCAAAAACCCGGACATCCGCCGCCGCCAAGGTATGTGTCCCGTTTCCATACTCTTCCGAGTTAAATGCGTGTGTCGTTGCGCTTGTAACTTGCCCGGCGGAATTTACAGCGATCGTTACAAAATCGCCATTGCCGCCGTAGGTGCCCGCCGCTACTCCGCTGTTTGCAATAGCCGTGCTACCCACATGCCCAGGTGCCCATACCGTTCCGTTCCACACCAAAACGCTATCTGTCGCCGCCCCGTTGGCGTCCGACAAATTAAGCAATTTACCCCAGCCCGTATTCCCCGACGTGGTGCGCTTTTGGTACAAATCTCCTGTACCCACGTTCGTCACCATATCGCCGCGCCCCGCTGATACATTGCCCTCTGGGTTAAGCCCATACGCCCCAATGTTCCATGTGTTTGTGGTGCTGGTTATTCGCAACGGGAAAACGATACTATTGTCTCCTGTGTATGTCTGCTCACCCGCGTGAATGCGCCCGTAAGCCTGAAACACGCCGCCCGTGCCCCACATGTACCGGGTTGATGCGTTTTCACTCAAGTACATATTGTTGCTGTTGTCTCGGAAAAACACCCCGTAATTATTGCCTGTGCTGCGTAGCCCAATGCCCCCCAAAAAATCGTCACTTCGTTGTATTACGTCCAAAGTCCCGACGCCTGGGCCGCTGTTGTTTATTCCGATTTTCCCGGCGCTGTTCATATACAGCGAGTAAGACGGCGCGTTTTTGTGAAAGTACAACGGTTGCCCGCTGTTGTTTTTGCTCCAAAACAACCCGGTTCCATCAAAGCCTTGGTACATGACATCGGCGTTTGATGGGGTCGTCATCCCTATTTGTAAACCGCTTGGATGGCTGCCGTTTATGCTCAAAATGGTGCTATCGAAACGGATTTCACCCGTGCTGCTTATAATTTCAGGCAGCGAACTTGCATCTACGTTGAACGCTAAACGGTTGGTGATCCTTGCGCCCGCGCTGTCCCCGACCTGTACGGCGTTGCGCCAAATTGTCGAAAGGATGTTTGAGTAAGCACCGCCCCACGGCTTGCGCTTGGTAAAAATGCTGTGGTTTATGGTTTTGTCGTTGAGTTGGAAAACTCGTGTTGTTGGAAAGTACTTTAGGCTGGTATCACTATTTATGCCCGCGCCGCTGCCAAAAACTACTTGGTTGGCCGGAATCGGTGCAATGCTAAGCACCCCTGATGAAAGTTGTAGCCCTGTGCTTACCGTCACATTTGTAATATCCCCATCCGCGTCACGCCCCGTGATGGTTGTGGCTGTGCCGTCGCTGCCTGTTATGCGAACTTTGCCCGCGACGTGTAAATCTTGCACGGGCACGGCGGTTCCAATACCTACTTTCCCGGTTCTGTAAACATCTGTTGATATTGTTTTCCCCCAATAATCCCCGTCCAACCGCACAAATGTGCTGTCCGGCTTATTGCCAAGTGGTAGCAGTATGTCCGGTGATTGGTAGCGCACCTCCTGCGTTAAGGTGTCCCACATTAGGAACCCCGGTTCGGAGACTGCGTTGGTTTTTGCAAGCCCGAGCGCGAAAATTCCGGTTTTTGTTACCCTAAGCGTCTTGTTATCAACGCCGTCCGTGCTGCTTATATCCGTAACATGGCTCGCCCCGTCCCAGTACTGCAATACTTCGGTCTGCACATTGGCCGCGTTTTGCAACCGTAGAACATTGCCCGTTGTATAGTTTACCCGTAAATATCCCTGTTGGTTTGTGTTGTACGGGTTCACATGAAATACGTCGAACCCGGCAATATTGGTGCTGCCTGCCGCTATTGTGGTGTAACCTGTGCCGCTTGTGCGTTCGGCCTCTATGCTAAGGCTAAGCAGGTTATTAAGAGTTAGGGAGCGAGCGTTGGCCCCGCTTATGGTTGTGTTTTCCGTCAGGGTTCCGCCCAATTTGTGCGCGTTTGGGCTGCCGGGGACGTAGGTAATACCGTTGTAACTTGTGTCGCCCGTTACAGCGTCGGGGAAAATAATTAAGCGAGGCTCCCACGTTGTACCCGTCCACCTCAGTACCTGCCCAACGGTATCGCCGTCAATAATCGAGAGCGTCCCGCCGACCATTTCCAGCCCGCCGTTTACCACCGCCGCGTCTATGCAATACCCGTTCCCAAACAGCAGCCCGAGTTTATGTGTCTGCATCTGCAATTCCAGCCAACCGCCATACAGCGTATCGCAGTCCTGCGCGGCAACGGTGCCAAGGCAGCAAGTTAGAAGAAGGGTGTAAATTAGTTTTCTCATTTCCAAACTGAAACCTCCCCTCGGAGGCCGTTAAGGGACGGCAACCCGCCGCCCACAACAAAATCGAGTGAATTATCTACCGTGTTAACCGCAAAGTCCCGTGTAAAACCCGGACGGCTTGGCGTGTACCGCTGCCGGTTGATCGTAACAAAAACGGAGGCTTCGTTAGAGGGCAAAACTAATTCCGCAATCGGGATCGTTAGCTTGTTTGCCGTCACTATACCCGACCACATGTACCAGCGCCCGGCCCCTGTTACACTTATGCCCGGGGCACCAAAAAAGGGCGTGAACGACGCAAATGGGCTGTGGAAGTTTTCAAGGTAATCTGCGCAAGTATTTTGCACAACCTCCCAGTCACCCGGCGGTACCCCGTCCATTGCGGCCCATTGAGCACAGGTAAACGTGCGCTCTATGTTGGTAGATGGTGAAAATACTGTTACCTTCCTAAGCATATTTTTCGCGTAGTTCCGGTCGTAATTCTAACGCCCTTTCTTTACTGATCCACATTATCATATGCCTACAGTTATATCGCCCCCTTTCAAGTAGCGGGCGGTAACTGTCTTTTGTTTTGGGGTTTATTAAGTCTGGGTCATTCTTCCAATTTTCTGTTTCTTCGCGGTGAAAAACCTTCCGATTCCGCTTCAAACAGAACGCCCGCGTGCTGTCTATCACCCCGCCCGCATACACAAAAAAGTCCAACTCCAACTCGTTTGCCATGTGCAGGTTTTGCAACTCTCGCACTTGGTTATAACTGTCGAATGCGTACTGCTTGAAATAGGATACCAGTGCCCCGTCTATCCCTTGCGCCCCTGCCACGGTCTTTTGGAAGTCCCGGGCCAGGTCTTTCGGTGTGACCCCCTGTGCAAGCGAGCGCAAAACCAGATTCTTTACCTTTTCCCGCACCTCTTGCCCGCTTGCCAACCTGTCCAGATACCCGCCCGCTGTGAATTGCCCGTTAGCCTCCAAGCCCAAAACATCCAAAAGCAGCCCGGTATCTTTTGCCAACGCTTCAACCTTCGCCCGATCAAATCCGGCCAAAAGGTAGTACGAAGCATTGCGCCCGGCTACGTCTAATAACTGCTCTGCAAGTACTTTCACCGCGTCGCGCAAGTCCCCGGCGGCAAAGCGCCTCAACGCCTCATCAAGTATCCGAAGCCGTGCCCGGTTTACCGCTGTCGCAGTCAACTTGCCGCCATTTGGCTCTAAGACTGGCAGAAAGTCGCGCAAGATTACCCGCAATAACTCCCGCTCGGTGACTTTGAGCGCGACGGTTATTTCCCGCGTTTTCTGCTCAACAAACTTGTCAAAGCCTTGCGCCCACTTTTCAATGTCGGTCAAAAAACTCATAAAACTGGTGAGGTATCAATCTTGGCAAGTATTGCCTCTAATACCTCCTGCACCAAAGCGTCTTGCTCCTTTCTTGCAAGCGTGTAGAAGTCCGGGCGCGTCTTTTCTACATTGTCGAAAATGTACCCCAAATTTGAGTACAGGATTTTTTGCTCTTTTGGCACCAAATCGGAAGCGAGTAAGTACATAATTTGCCCCTCTGACTGTCCCGAAAACGGGTTATATCTCTCCCGTGTCTGCCATTGCTGGTATTTTTCGGGTTCGTCGGCGAACATGGCGTTTGCTATGTCCGCCTCAATCCGTTGTTTTACCAGCGGCCCGGCTCCGGTTTCGTTTGCCTTGCGCCAATCCTCCAAGAGCGCATCAAATCCTTTTAACCTTCCGTCACGCCGTATCAGCATATTTGCTGTTAGCCCGGCGGACTTGTCGGTTATGTCGGCCACGCCCTTAACTACAAAGTTCCAGACCTGTGCAATTTTGAGCATGTACGGGTATAGGGTATCATACACCGCGTCCATATCCAAATTCTCCCCCGTTGCCGTCTTTGCCACTTGCGTTTGTGTGAAAATTTCCGCGTTGAACACGGCGCGTTTGGCCTGTTCCGTTAACCTCTCCACATGCCCGTCCATCCATTGAAGAAATTCCACCGGGGGCGTTTTGTACAGAATTGTCCGCTCTATATCGGGTAAATCGCCCGTTTTTGCGGGCGTAACCACGATTTCCTCCTGCGTTGTCGTTGGTCGCTTTTTGTACCCGGTGCCCTGACAAGTCCCGCAAACATGCTCCCCGCCTTCGCCGTACACTTTGCCGCCATAGCACCCTTGTGCGTCGCAAGGCTCGCCCACGCGAACGACAAGCGGGTGCGCGTGAAGCCGAATCGTAAGATCAAGCTCACTATTTGACATCAACTGCTTATGGAGCAACGGCATGGCGGCATGGTAAGGGGGAACGTAGGATTGCCCGTTTGTTAATTGGTCGCGCTTGTACCCAACCCGAAACGCCGGGACGTATCCAAGGCCGTGCGGCGGGTGCTCCGTGAATAGCCAGTATTTTTGTCCGATTTTTCGTGTGCCCGGCGGCGGGGCTTGTGTGCCCTTTACCTTAACCTCATCTAAGGAGAAGGACGCGTTTTTCATGTACAGGGTTAACCGCTCCCCGCCAAACGCGCCCGGTGCCCGGGCTATAAGGTAAAGTAGATCGCCGCGTTGGTCTCGCTTGTAGTCTAGCGCATCCTCACTATAAACCTCAAACGGGTACGGCTTCGCATTCTCCCTCTTGTAATCAAACGGCTCCCACTCAAGCACTATCCAAGCGTTTGGGTCGGTCTTATTCAATTCCAGAACCCGCGTGTTAACCCAGTCATCCACGCCCATTTCAGCGGTAAACCCGCTAAAAATGCGCTCCAAAGCGGCCTTTCTTTCGTCGCCATTACTGCCAGCATATTCCAAAACCCGCGTTCTTGCCGCACGGTTTGCCTTGTGAAAGGCCGACATGATGGCGTCCAAAACTGACGTTGCAATATGCTGCGTAATATCTTTGCGTTGCGTGAATAGTACATCGTCCTCCCGCCGGACAACGCGCCGCAAATACTTATCCAACCCTTCGCCCGTGACAAAGGCCCGGGATTCGGTCGCAACTTCAACAGTCCGCTTATAAAGCTGGTGTTTTTGTTTGCCCTCGGCCACTCTGAATAGGTTAAGAAATCCCTGCTCTTCCGTCACGGTATTAGGTTAAGTTGATTAGATGGGGGAAACGATTGCTGATGGGATATAGCCCTCCCACTTGAATTTGTAGTTGATTTTGGAGACCTCTGTTTTGCCCTCGGGAATCACAAGATTGGACACTAACGAAACGTCAATACCGTCACCGCCTCCGTACATCAGGCCACCCGATTTAAACCAAATTTTGTGTGTAGCGGCGGGGCTTTGCTGGTAGGTTCTTGCAGCCGTAATGTTTTCAAGGCTTAGCTCATCAATATTGAAGTTGATAACCTGCTGCGGCACGCTTGACGTTTTACGACCCCCGGAAATATCCGTTTCCGTCACCGTAGCTTCAGCAAGCCCGCCGATACCTGTAAGTTCTCGAATAGGGGCGGCGCCGCTCCCGGGAATTACCGCATCATTGTCAATCCGGGTTGCCCATTCGGATGCGTCTTCCCAATCCGTAAAAACGTCCCCCGTACCCGCCCGCGTTACATACACGCGCTCTATCTGCCCAAACCGTACATCAGGGTCGCAAAAATTAAAGTTAACTGCGGGTAATACCGCACTTGCACACGTTGGCATGTTATTGCAATTTTTAGTGAAAAATGGTGCCTGCCTTTTCCCCTGAATTGCGTTGCAAAGGTGCGCGTGTGTATAGATTCCCACCAAAACGGTAGGCAAAAAACAAAATTTACCCGGAAATCCGCATAAGCCCGCCGGAGTAGCGGGCAAAGTCATCCTCCCAAATGGATGTTGTGATATAGTCGGCGGTGTCGGAAAAGTGGCCAAACTTTTCGTATCGTTGGCCATCCTCGGCTGTGGCGATCTGCTTGAATTTGTGCCCGTTGGCGTCGGTTTTGACGCCGTGCAAATCGTCTGCAAGTTCCTTACATTTCGGGTCTATAACTATGCGCTTATTTGGCCGCTTGCCGGCGAATATTGCGTTAATCCACTCCCGCCGCTTAACGATGTTGGGGTTTTGGGAAAAAGTTCGGTCTGACCTGTTGTTGAGCAGCCGCCGCAAAATCCGCTTAACAATTTCGTAGTCTGTGCTGACGCCGCGTGTATCCCTCTTGTTGCCGCTTGCGTCGCCGTAAAGGAAAATTGTCTGCACCTTATCCCCGTACTTGGCTAAAAATGCCTCCGCCGCCGCGCTACTTGTTGCCGTCGGGGGCCGCATCGGGAAAATGTCGAAGCATTGCAGCCACTCCACCCCGTCACCGTCGCGGTGCATCTGCCAGCAGGACAAGGACAGGTATGGCAAAACGTTTTGGTCAAAAGACAAATGCACGGGCAACGCAGGGTTAAATTCAACCTCCCGGACGTGCGCCGTGCGGGAAAACGCATAGTAAAAAGCGTTGTCGTTGCGGCGGGCGTCCCAATCCCCCGTTATGAAAATCTTTTGGCTAACAGCGTCCATTTCCGACCATGTGGCCCATTGGTCAGCGGTCACAAACGGATTATCGGAGGGCAATGCGGGCAGGTAAAAATAAGGAGGCTTTAATGTCCCCTCAAAAAAAGGTTCGTACCACACCCGGCGGCTCCACCCGTCGTTCGGGTTGAAGGTGGCCAAAACAAGGCCGGGGGGCATCTGGTCAGGGGGGAGAGACCAACTACCGACGCGCTGCTTTACCTTTTCCCATGTTTTTGGGTCCAGTTCTTCGGCCTGTTCAAGCAAAAACCCGTTGGTTTCCAACCCCAAAAAACTGTTTAGGTCGGGGTCAGCCTTAATGTTTTCGGCCAAAAATGTTATGGTAGAGCCATTGGGGAATGTTGCCCGAACCTTGGGGCTATTGCGCACAACCACGCCACCGGGGGCCAATTTCAAGAAGGATTGTACGGACGTTTCCCGTATTAGGGTGTCAGTTGCGCGTACCACATGCCAGCGGCTTTTGGGATACCGCTTGGCCAACAAAATAAGCAAGAACAGGCAGACAAATGTTTTCCCCCCGCGTATCGCTCCCCCGTATGCAAAGTACCGATTACCCGCGCCACGCCCGGAAACCTCCGCCATAACAGCATGAAAAAACGCGGCCTGTTTCGCGTTTTGGGTAAGGTCTATCCGTGAGGGTTCCGTGTTCAAATTTCTATAACCGTGCCGTCCGGCAAGGTGTATTTGGCCGTATTCGTGAAAGTATGCTCAACCTCGGCCTTTTGCGCCGCCTGCCCCATTGTCCTATCCAAAACCTGTTTCAGCATTTCCTGCCCCCGCTTGCTTAGCATCTGCCCGGCAACAAGGCGGACAATAACGGGGTAAGTGTTGGACGTATCACCCAAAGCCCGTTCCTGCATTGTGTTGCCCGCTATTTCCATTACCATGTGAACGGGAAGGTTCACAAGAAACTGAAACGCCTCTACTATGTCGGTGGGGCTTGCAGGTTCATACCCCGCCGCTTTCATCTCCTGAACGAATGCCGAAACGCCGCTTTTGGGGCGGCCTTTGGGGTTGCCACTTTCGCCCTTTTCCGGTATGTGTATTTCCCCGCCGCGCCCGCCTTTTACCTTTTTCATATCGCTGTTAAATCGCTGTTACCGGGAACGGCTGCCCGTTTTTCTTAATTTCAATATTTGGGTCTAACTTGCGCATCCGATCAACCGTAACTTGGCAATACTTCGGGTCTATCTCCATCGCATAACAACGGCGGTCGAGTTGGTGAGAGGCTGACATTGTGCTACCAGATCCGCTAAATGGCTCATAGACTATGTTGCCAAAGTCAGATGAGTTTCTTATTGCGCGATGCGGCAATTCTACCGGCTTTTGAGTTGGATGATTATAGTGTTTTGACGCATCCCTCTTAATTCTCCAGACATCAGTGGCATTGTCTGCCGTCCTTGGGCTAAACCATTTGGAAAGGCCACCTCCATTCTTTTTATAGCCAAAAAAAATTATTTCAAATTGGTTGTGGTAACCATTGGGTTTCATTACAAAGTGTTCTTTATCCCAAATTAATAGCCTTGGCATTTGGGCGATATACCTTTCAAATAATTTGAAATATAAAGAAGTATTCCCTTCTCCGCCACAAAAATAAAGCCTGGCGTCATCCTTTGTCGCTACTTTTATAGCCAACTCAAAGGAAAATGGTATAGCGGTTTGTGTTAGATCGCCAGCAATATTTGTATTATTTTTCCCCCCTTGAATATTGACACCATAGGGCGGATCAGTAAACACCATATCCGCCTTCTCCCCTCCCATCAACCTTTCCACATCTGCCGCGATTGTACTATCTCCACACATAAGCCTGTGCGGCCCGATCTCAAACAAATCCCCCAACACAATACCCGTCTGTATTTCTTCGATTTCGGCGGGTGGTTCAAAGCCGTCCTCAACGGCTTCGGCTTTCACCGTTTCTCCCTCCGGTATCTCTACCCCCCATCCCGTCAAATCGCCTTCCCCCCATCCGTCCGCCGCCATCGCCTCAAAATCCCAAGCAAGCCCCGCCGCGCTGGTGGCGTTGTCGGCAAGCGCGAGGGCGCGGCCTTGTTCGCTGTCGAGGGCAACGTCTGTGCGCTGCACGGCGACAAGGGTTTTTCCGTCGGTGGGCACTATCAAAATATTGTCATACCCCAGCGCCCTTGCCGCCTCAACCGTCTTGTTTCCGGCAATGATATTGCCGTCCTTGTCAACCAGCACCGAACGCCCGGCCCCCAACTCTTTAAGGGAGCGCTTTACCAACTTGCGCCCCTTGTCGGTGCCCTTGTTGTAGTTCCTGCCGTCCGGCTTCAATTCGTTGATATTCATGCTGCAAAGGTACCCGCCGCAAAAACCCGTCACCAAAAC